ATGGAATATTCCTTGTGCGATTCTGTCTCCTTTTTTTACTGTATAAGGCATTCCTGATACATTTCTAATTGGCAACATGAGATGCCCTTCGTTGTCCGGATTGTTGTAGTAGTCTGAATCAATTACCGCTACACTGTTTGCCAAAATAATTCCATACTTAACCGCAATGCTTGATCTTATATAGATTCCCAGCCATTCATTTTCATCCATATATGCTTTTATCCCCGTTGGAATCAATTTTGTTTCGCCGGGTGTGATTACATCATCAACGGCACTTTCAATGTCATACCCCGCTGATTGCTTTGTCTTTCTCTGTGGCAAGTTTACATATTCATATCCGCTTACTTTTTCAAAACCTCTTCTCATTTCAGTTTCCTTTCTTCGTAAATCCGCGCTTCTTCATCATGTAGTTTTCTTGCCGCTTCGTCGAGTTTAATTGCGGCATACATGATCATGCTAATAAAAATCACTACACTCGCTACGTCAATTAATCTATCCATTTCGTCCTCCTTTAAAACGGGATTTCATCTTGTTCATATTCTGGCTGATTATATCCCGGCTCTTTGCTCACAGTGCCCATATCTTCAAATTTCACTGGTGCGGAAAATTGCGTTACAGATGTTCCGCCGGAAAAGCCTGCATTCATTGATTGTTGATTACTTCCAATCGGTTTTGCAATTACATTCGCTACTACTTCTGTTACATACCGTCTCTGTCCGTCCGGTGTGTCATATGATCTTGTAGAGTACCGCCCTTCGATAAAGACATAGCTTCCTTTTGTGAGTTCATTACCTACTGCCTCTGCCAGTTTTCCCCAGGCGGTTACATTGACCCAATCAGTCAGATCTAAAATATCCCCGTTCGTTTTTGTGATTCTCTTACTTACACCCACGGAAAATGACGCTACGGCTTTCCCTGTCTTTGTTGCTCTTATAATTGGATCTTTGGCAAGATTCCCTGTGATTTGTACTGTGTTCATCTTCTTACCTCTCTATGTATACTTCCGCATTCCTGCGTCCGAACTCTATCGCTTCATCGTATGAGTTTTTAAATATATCTATGCCTTCCATGCCGCCTCGGTCTTCCACGGTGTACCAGTGTCCGTATATCTGTACTTGTGTTCCGAACGGCAGCCAGTTGCACGCTATGGTTCTGCCTTCAGTCGGTATCGTTCCGGATGCAGTGTGTTCATTTGAGCATTCATAAGGCGTATATACTGTGAGTTCTGTCGTTACCCATTCTGCTTTTATAATTCCCGTTAGCCCGCATATAAATACCGCTGAAAATAAAACAATCCATAAGTTTCTAAACATTGTTATGCTCCTTTCTTTTTTAGCTTTCTGATTTCAACATCTCCAATGAGGATCTTTTCTATTAGCGTTCCGTTGGCTTTTGTCCAGTTCTTCCCAACCATTACCATTAAGCCTTTCCGCTCGTCTATGCAGAAGTGTTTTGATACTCTCTTCTCCGCTGGAAATAATATGCCGAATTCTTCTCCAGGCTTGATACCGAATATGTCTGTAAATGGTTTGATGTAGTTCATTCTTCTACCTCGTCTATTCTGTTAATTTCATGTATAAGCAGTGCCGCTGCTCTTTTCAGATTTGTTTTGCGTGATTTTACTCCCCGTATCTTTTTGCCGTGAATGATTGTTGTACCACCTATCAGGTACGCCGCCATGACGTTAAATAGTTCTGTATTGCTATATGGTTCCGCCGGAAATCCTCGGGATATTTTCAGTATTTCTTCTTCTGTGTCTGTCATTGAATACCTCCTATATCTTTTATGTACTGTTCATATCCGTTTTTTATTCTTTTAAATTCAATGGCCATTATGATTTCTTGCGGACCATCTTCATGGATCTTTTTAATAGCTGTTTTTATGATGACTATCGGACTGGTAATCAGTGTTATTATTGACGCCAATATTACTACACCGGCTATGTCTACCATGGCGGTAATTGCTCTTCCCGCTCTGCACGGGATCATACCGTATACAAGCTTCTGCCATTTCCTATAACCTTTGTATGCATTGATATAATCTATTTCGTTCATTTATACCTCCATGAAATCAAAGAGTGTTGGTGTTTCCTGGTTGTCTTCTTCCCGCTTGAGATACCAGCATCCGTCACGGTAGTATTCCGGATTGAGTTCTATTCCTATGCCTTTCCGCCCTGCTTTCATGGCTTCCAGCGGTACTGTCATCAGTCCGCCGAAGGGGTCAAGCACGGTTTCTCCTTCGTTTGTGTACCGGTTAATCAGTCGGTCTACTATGTCAAACTGGAGAGGGCAGAGGTGCATTTGTTTTCTCCTTTGTGATTGTTCTGTGTTGAGTGTTCTCATACGGTTTACATCGTCCCACACGTCAGGAGACCAGCTCGCGGGATCTATGCACATAAATGTTGCGGGCAGTTTGTTTTTTTCGTCCATCGCATTGGCCATCTCTACATGCTTATCAAAGTCATACACGGTTTCTTTACTGTATTTGTTGTACAGTTTTCGTATATCTGATATGGGCATGTCTTTCAGGTCGTCAACGGACAACTGCCTGTTTCCGCTGCTTCTCCAGAATGCATGAGCGTCTAATTGCCATTGCCCGCGGGTATATTCTTCTTTACTCTTTGTGACAGGTGTATCTGCATAGGCTCTTGATGTATCCGTAGGGAGCTTTCTGAACAGCAGGATGTATTCTGGGCAGCCTACTCCCATTTTTGTTCCGTCCTTGCACTGCTCCGTCCATCCAAGACGGTATGTCTGATTGTTCTCCCGAACCACGTCGGTTATGACGGTTATCATGCCGAAGAATTGGAAGCCATGTTTCATGTAGTGCATGATGGTCAATGCATGGAACGGTTCAATCGTCGGCATGCCTGTTCCCGTTGCGTTCCCGAATAGTACACGGTCTTTCACATGGCATGCATATACTCTTCCGGGCTTCAAAATTCTAAGTAAATTCGGCGTTAAATAATCCATCTGCTCAAAAAATTTGTCTGTATTTTCGTTATGCCCGAAATCGTTATAGCTTGCGCAGTATTCATAGTGATTTCCAAACGGAATTGATGTAAGAAGCATGTCCACTGAGTTATCTTGCATTTTCCCCGTTTCTTCAACACAGTCGCCATGTATCGCGATGTAGTTTTTCCCTTTTGTTATGGCTTCTTCCACGCCTATACTCCTTTGCATTTCAATGATGGCATCGTTTCTTGACAGTCCATATTTCCTGACTATTTCTTCCATGCTTTCCGTGAGTTTGTTATATTGCTCCCATTTCTTTTTCAGTACTTCCAGCACCTGCTGTTCTGTTTCCATGTATATGATGTCTATAATGACAGGTTTTGTTTGCAGGAAGCGGTAACACCGGTGGATGGCTTGGATAAAGTCGTTAAACTCATAGTCAATCCCCATAAATATCTGGCGATGACAATGTTTTTGGAAGTTACACCCGCTCCCTGAAAGCTCTTTTTTTGTTGCCAGAATGCGGAAATCTCCACGTGAGAATCCTATGGTGTTTTTCTCCCGTTCTTCCATATCCTGTGAGCCGTAGATAAATTTAGCTTCTGGGATTGCATGTTTGATGGCATGCCGCTCGCTCTCCAGATCGTGCCAGACGATGAAATGCTCCGCCGGTGATTGGTCTATAATCTTTCTGGTCTCTGCCAGCCGAATATCGATGCTCTCTCTTTTCTCTCTGGCCGCTGCCGAAAGACCCACGGCAAAGTCTTTTATAAGTTTGACCTGACCGTTCTTTTCTTCTTCGTTTACAGGTTTTGTGTTTGCCAACATGTGGTAATTCACTTGCAGCGGCGGAAGGTTATATCCTTCGTCGCTATACCCCAGATCAGAGGGCTTTTGGATAAACAGTGCCCAGGTAGACAGCCACAGCCAGAATTCTTTTTCTTTATGCGGATAGAGAGTAAGGTTATTTGCTTTTGTACTGTCCCGCTGAAAGAAGCGTGTCAATGCTTGTCCCGTATCCATGATTTCTAAATATCCACCATAGTGAATTAACTCTTTATATCTGTTTGGTGCGGGTGTAGCCGTGGCAACAAGTTTGTATTTCACGCCTTTGAATTTTGGCAGAAATGTCTGGTATGTTTTGCTACCGAAGCTTCTTAAAACGGATGCTTCATCTAAGCTGCAGGCTGTGAAGTAATGAGGATCTATATCTCCGTCGCGGATTCTTTCGTAGTTTGTAATCAGAATTCTATTGTCTGCGGCTTTAACTTCTTCCATATTTCTTACATATGTCGGAGCGGGGATATTGAGCAGATGAACCGCGTCTTCCGCAAATTCCTGCTTGACGCCTAGCGGACAGACAATCAACGCTTTGCCGCCTATTTTCTTAGTGAGTACATGGCACCATTCCAATTGCTGGATACTCTTCCCCAGCCCGAATGCTTCAAACAAGGCTCGACGCCCGCCTTTGAGCGCCCACAAGACAGCATCTCTTTGATGTGGTTTCAAGACGGAACTTATATCCGCCGGATTGACTTCTATTCCTGATACAGGTGCTTTTATCACTTTATCTTTCAAAAATTCTATGTATGATTTCATGTTCTTCTCCTCGGCTTGTCTCTTGCCTGTTTCACAGTACATTCTTTTCTCTTCTTCTGTACTCTCGACTGTGTAATCGGCCATACTGTCCTTTCGTTTACTTTGTACATTCTGTAAAATTGGTAGGGAAATCCGTCCGCTGTGTAGCCGCTTTCTACTTTGACTATCTGGTATCCCTTTTTCGGTGCCGGATTGTTTTTCCATTTCCTGGCGTAGATTGTTACCTTTTTCACGTTTGGCTGCTTCAGATTTTTAGATGGTACCCACCGGATTTTCTGTACGGCATTTTCATTTCGGATTTCTTCATCGGTTTCTTTTACAAAATATTCCGCAAGTCTCATGCAGTCTTCTGGGCTCCCGTCAAAGTACCGAAATGATCTGTAATTGAATTTTGCCCACGGCCAGCATTCATTGATTTCTGATCTTGATATTCCGCAGTCATTAATCAAGATGTGATGATGTACTCGATGGCGGACATGTTCTGTGACGTAGATGTATTTCAGTTCCGCATTTTTCTTTTTATATTTTTTGCGGAGGTTTCTGATAAATTTTCTTATTCTGTTTTTTGCTTCTTCTGCTGGCTCCGGATTTGCATATGTCAAGTCAATACGCAAATCATCTCTTTTAAAATTCGTTGCTATGAGCCGGTAGAGTTTTGTTTTCGCCCGGCGGGAGTTTCTTTTCTTGAGTCCATCATCTGTTTTTTGAATATTTGGACCTCTGACTCTGTTACCCCCTAATCGATATGTGTGATATTTTTTCACTTCATAAATTCCGGGGGCTTGAAATATTTCTTTTCGGTACGGCACTTTTTTAAATTCCTGTTCCAAGAATTAACTACTATATCAAGTCCTCAAAAGGGGCTGAACTCCCCTTTTTTCTTGACATTTTGTGCCGTTTCACTTATAATTTATGTAGTGATTTGGTGCTACGGCACTTCCGCTCAGGATTCTTCCCTGGGCGGTTTTATTTTTCTTCTTTTTCGTTGTTTTCTTCTTCTGGTTCTTCTGTCTTTTCCCGGTATATGCATCTCTGCATAAAGTCCAGGTAATGTTCGCATTTTCTGCAGTGATTCTGGCATATATTGGCTTTTTCTTTTCTGCAGCATACGGTCTGGAATACTTTTGCTTTGCATACACGGCATTTTCTGTTCCGGTAAACTTCTACTGTTTTCCCGCCTGCCAATTTCATAACTGCCATTCTATGCTCACCCTTTCTTTTCTGTCCCCGCTTTGGACGATCCAGTGCCCGCGTGGATTTTTTATTATCTTGAATTTTCGTCCGCCTGATGATGTATAAGTGTTGTTTTCATCCATAAAAAATACCGGCATTTCTTTCTGTGGTATCAGCCGTTCTTTATCCGGTGTTTCTTCTATCAGCCAGCCGATAGGCTTCTTCCGGACGTTGTCCCACAAAAGATATATGTCAGTACTTCGCCCACTTGGGCTTCTTCGGAATACATCCTGCTCTTTTCTTTTTGATTCTTCGCTCTTCTTCCGTTTTATAAAGTTCCTGCAGTTCCATTTCATGTTCTTTTCTCCATTCTTTAACCGCATGACAGTTAAGATATGTTTTGATTTGTTCATCCATATACTGCTTTCGCGTGCCTGAGAGTCCGTGTGCTTTGAAACGGTGCGTTTCGTATGACAGATGGATAAGATTATCCTCTTTGTCCGGCCCCCCGCTGCCTGCGTGTTTCGCGTGGTGGACTTCCCCGCGCGACGGCGGCCATTCTCCTATGATGGATTGGTACGTTTCCGCCAGCTCCTCATCTCTTTGTTTGACAAGCCGGCATAATTTTCGGAATGCCGCTTCCGGTAATTCAAATCTCATCTCTTTTTCCTCTTTCTTGAATATCTCCAGGTCTCATCGGCTCGATAAACATGGAATGAACAGTCCCGATGGACAGGAACCATGTTTCCTTTTCCGTCTTTCGTCCACATCACATATTCGGCGGGAATTGCTTTCCCGCACTCGTGGCATATCAGTCTACGCTGCATATTTCCCCCGTCGGTTTCATTTCATAGATCTGCATATCCATTACGTACGCAGCGGCATATTCTTGATTGCACCCCTGGCTTTTTTCCCAGTCTCCACAGAGTATCAGCGCATTGCATCGCTGCAGCACTTCTAAGCAGTCTTTCATCGGCTTATGCTGATGCTCCTTGTCATATGGTGCATATCCCCAATTGTGCAATGGGGAAAACAATGTTTTTTCTGGGTATTTCGCTTGCAACATTTTTAAATATGTCTGTACTCTTTCTTTATTCGTCTCATCACCGCCGTACGGGTGGGCAATGTAGAGTAACTGACCTTCTATATATTCTCTTTTTTTCATTCCTGATCTCCTTTCTCCATTCGTACAAGAATGCACTTTTCCATCGTATCAATAACTCTTTTTCTGACTTCCGGATCACGGCTGCTCATCATTCCTATCAGTTCCGGCGGACACTGGTCGCGGTATAGCTCGTTAATCGCAACGGCAACTGCTAATGAAAAGAATCTATCGTCGAAGCCTTTTACTGCAATATCGTATTGTTTCAGCTCGTTATCTGCTTGTATCTTCAGCTCGTACATTCGGGATTTCCCTCACTTTGACAACGATTTCTTGTCCGGGCTGTAATGTTCCCGGGTCTTTAATATTGTTTTCTTTCGCGGTTCTCCAGACTAACTCTTGGAGATTTTCCCGCCCGCCGGAAACGCGGTCACATACATCCCATAAGGTTTCTCCCTTTGAAATGTTCACCGCGTATGAGATTGACGGTGGCTCTGGCTGTACTGCATACCCAGCGATACCGACGATAATCATGAATGCGGTTATAAATTTATGCATGATAACTTCTCCGCGACCGCAATCACCATTGTCACGAAAACCGCCAGCCATAAATAATTCATCATTTTATCTACCATTTTTACGTCCTCATCTTTCTAACTTCCGCCCGGAAATCATATCCGCTTTGTTTCATCTTCCGTTTCTGCGCATTCTCTTCCATCTTCCGCCGGATTGCCGATTCCGCATCTTCAGGATCAAACAGATACGCCTTCCCTGATGGAATGAACGGTATCTCTCCTATCCTGCATAGTGCCCGTATTGTTGTAACCGGATATCCGGTTGTCTTACAGAAATCTTTTGTATTCGTAAGCATACTTATCACCTCTCTCTTTTTTGTTTGATTTGCTTAATACATCTCCCCCGCCCTATAATTTGAACAGGAAGGAGGTGAACTAATATGAATCCAATTGAAATTAGGTTCAAGCTGAACGGTAAAGTGTCTGATATAACTCCTGAGATACATACCGAAAAACCAGGATACATGCATCATCGATATTCGTATAAAGGTAAAATCATAGCTGAAACGATTATTGATAGTAGCAATACTTTTATTAAGACAGATTACAGATTCAGCCTCATTGACGGCATGATCGTCATTTTTGTTGAGTAGCCAATGCTATGCGTGGATTGTCGTTTTGGTCGAAAACGACAAGTCGATTAGAACACACAAGTATATGGTCTTTAAACTGGATAATTTCACTATCGCCCAGTTTTAAAGATGGAGCTCCGTTGCCGCGGGGCTCTTTTTTTATAAACGATCTTAACTCTTCTGCGTTTCCTTCTATCGTTACTTTCATCCTTTTCACCTCTCTTTCTCTAAAACATCTCCGCTTCTCATAGAACGAATAAACTCGTTTTTGTCTCCAAAAAAAATAACATCTGCAGGTACTTTATAAATCTCTGGAATTTTTCTTATCATTTCGTATGGCATACGGGAATTATTCTCTTCCCATTTTGCTAAGGTCTGATAATGGACTCCAAAAAGTTTGCCTGCCTCTTCCTGTTTATATCCTATATTTATTCTTGCTGCTTCTAGCGTAATTTGCATAAACATCACCTCCTTTTGCACATATAATAAACGAGTTTATTCGTTATGTCAAGTCTTATTTCGTTTTTACTTGTTATTTTTTCGTTTTTTTGTCGTTTTTATTCTTGCTTTTAACGATTTTATTAATTATAATATTGGTAAAATATTTATTTTGTTTGGAGGTGATGTTTATGCCGCGAAACCAACTTACTGCTTTTGATAAGCAATTAAGGGCAACTATTTCTGCTAATTTAAAAAAATATACAAGACATATGACGCAAGGGAAACTTTCCGATTTAACAGGAATCCCTGAGTCTACTTTATCCGGATACTTCGCAGAACGTTCCACTCCTCACCCTGGCAATGTTCAAAAAATTGCTGATGCTTTGAATATTGATAAATCTGATATCGACCCTCGCTTTACTAAATCTGACACGGATAATAGTGTCTTCCTAAAATTAACACCAAAAGACGAAAAAGACATCCAAAAAAGACTGTCCGACATTTTGAATGATATGGACAGTCAGGATGCTATCGCCATGTATAACGGCGGAGAACCGATGGATCCCGAAACACGGGAGTACATGAAAGCATCTCTTGAAAATGCTCTCCGCTTTGCAAAATTAAAAGCTAAAGAAAAGTTTACTCCAAAGAAACATCGTAAATAAAGGATTACATCATGAATATAAAAAAGTTCGCAAATGATATAGCGAATATACATGACACAAGGAATCCGTTCCATATTGCTGCGGAAAATGACATCCATATCTTATATGAAGAGCTCGGGAAGAATTTGGGATATTTCAGTAATTTGTTTCGCATCAAAACAATACGAATAAATGATCATGCCGATCCGTTTCTCCAGCCGTTCATCTGTGCTCATGAACTCGGCCATGCGCTGCTTCATCCGCATGCCGGCACCCATGCTTTTAATAGAAATTCTTTTATTGCTAATTGCAAGATTGAAAAAGAAGCGAATCAGTTTGCCGTAGAATTGCTGTTCCCTGATGAATTGATAGCTTGTCATCCGGAAACGGATATTTATAATCTGGCGCGTACATTCGGTATTCCATATCAATTGGTTTATCTTAAATCCATTTCTCACAGAGCACGTCATTTATAAAGGGGGATAAATTATGAAAAAAGTAGAATTGTTGATTGCACTATTGATTACTATCATGTCTTTATTTACATTTAACATCGCTTATGCATCGGCTCCCAATGTCGCGGTTTTAATGTCCGGTGCAAGACAATCTACAAAAGATAAAAATGAATTGAAAGAGCTAAAAGCAAGGCAGCAGTTGATTGTGAACGTTATGCAAGGATCCATGATACCGGAAGAAAAAACAGCGCAGGTCGCTAATGATTATATTTTAGACAATAAGATTGATATTTCGTTCAGTACAACAGATTTAATTAATATCGGAAAACTCCTGAATGCCGACTACATCGTATATAGCCAATTTTATGTTGATAAAATAAATGCCCCAGGATTATTTCATACAACGATGAAATTTAAAGGACAAACCGTATTAACAATTATAGATGTCCACTCTGGAGAATATAAATATAAAATTTCAGAAGATGTAAACAACGGAAAATTGGAAGATGTTTCGCGGTCTATGTTCATTGTGTATGACAAATCGATAGCAGATATTAAATTAAAAGGTTTAAAATTTTAAAACCGAACCATAATACTACTGGTAACAACGGAAAGAGGATGCGGTTGCGTGAAACAGTATAAAAGAGGATCCTTGATTTACGATAAGCTTCATGACAGTTATCGTGCTTTTGTTATGATTAACGGAAGAAGGTATTCCAAGCGTTTTAAGAAGAAAGACGATGCTATGGACTGGATGTCACGGCAGAAAATAGCAGAGCGTGACGGTAATTTTGTTGCACCATCAGATATGCTTGTCGGTCAGTGGCTTTTGTATTTCCTTTCTACTTATAAAAAGGATACTGTCAGAGCCAGTACATACGAACGATATCTCTATCTTGCCGCAAAGATTGAGCCTATTTCAAAAATCCCTCTCCAGTACTGTACTGTATCTCATGTACAAGAATTGTTAAATAGTTTAACTCCGGACTGTTCCCGCAAAGTTCATGTTCTTTTACATGCTGCATTTCAGCAGGCTGTTGATCTAAGTATCATTCAGAAGAATATCGTCCGTCTTGCAAAAGCAAAAAAGATTCTCCGGGATGAACCCGGCATATTTAATAAAGATGAAATTAACAAAATACTTTCTTACACAAAAGATAAAATCCCCGTTTTCTATCCTATTTTTCTTTTGGCGGCTCATACCGGCATGCGGAGAGGTGAAGTGCTTGGTTTGCGTTGGAAAGATGTAAATTTGAAGAATGGCACCGTTACCATCCGCCAACAACTGCAGCGTGTCGGTAGTGAAATTACATTTCAGCCTCCGAAAACAAAATCAGGAAAAAGAAAAATCTCAATCCCCGCTACGGTCACCGCCGCACTGCAGGAATTGAGAAATAACGAAAAGACAATAGATATCAAGCAAGAGACGCTTGTTTTCAGAAACACAAATAATAATCCTGTCCGCCCTGAGGCTTTAGAACGTGCCTGGAAAAAAGTAATTACACAATGCGAACTGCCTCATAGAAATTTCCATTGCTTGCGGCATACCCACGCCACCCTATTATTAGCCACCGGTATTCCGATTATAGAAGTGTCCCGCCGGTTAGGTCATGCAAGAGTAAGCCACACCTTAGATCTGTATGGCCATGCTATCCCAAGTTATGATGAACGGATTATAGAAAAAATTAATCAGATTTATGGTTAAAAAGTGGAGCAGTTTGTGGAGCAATCTCACCCATATTTTGCTCCACTTTGCCATTTTTAGCCATTTTTAGCCTCACAAATAAATCCGCCAGACATATTGATTTTATCGATTAAATCACACTTTTTAAAAATAATTCTTTCCATATAAAACAGAACTCCGGAACCAGGTGCGAGGGTTCGAATCCCTCTAGGCGCTCCATTTATATTAAAACATTCTCGTTATAATCATAAAGTTGCACAAAACGCTAAATGTCGGCATATAGCACATAAAGAAGGTCGTAAATTAATAATGCGCCTTCTTTTTTATTTCATCAATCAGTATTTATAATCATTTTTCATCAATAAATATCCGTGGAATCCGTCTTAGCCCACAAAGAATTTCATAATGAATTGTACCGGCCAGTTCTGCCAGCTCATCCACTTTAATTTCTTCCTCCCCCTGTTTTCCGATAAGAACGACTTCATCACCAGGCATTACGGTATCATCAACAGCCGCCATAAGCTGATCCATACAGATACGCCCCACGATAGGACAGCGTTTCTCTCCAATAAGAACTGTTCCTTTATTAGAAAGTACACGGGGATATCCGTCTGCATATCCGATAGGAATCGTAGCGATTCTCATATCCTTTCCTGCTGTATATGTAGCACCATACCCTACGGTTTCTCCCTTATGCACCACCTGCACATGGGTAATATGGCTTACTACAGTCATCATATACTTTAAATCCAGATAATTCAGCATCGTATTAGAAGGAGAAGGCCCATACTGGATAATCCCCGGGCGCACCAGATTGTACCAGCTTTCAGGAATATCCACGACCCCTGCGCTGCTTGCTGCGGAAATAACCAAATTCTCCAATGACGGCATAGCGGAAAGGGCCTCTTCAAATTCTGCCAGTTGTTTATACGCTTTACTCTTATTTTTTGCATCAGCTGTTGCCAAGTGGGTAAACAACCCATGAATATGCAGGTGGGGATATTTTTTTAATTTTTCCAGAAAGGCAGGTAAATCTTTTGCATGTGTACCGATTCGATTCATTCCCGTATCAATAGGAAGCATCACTTCCACCATTTTTTTTAAAGTGGACGCGGCTGTCTCCAACGCCTCCAAATTAGTCGTATCATCAACAGGAAGAATAAGTTCTTCATTAACACCCACGGACATTTCTTCCGGAAGCGGCAGTCCAAGGACATAAACCGGACAATCAAAGCCGGATGCCCTAACGACACGGCCTTCTTCCACTCGGGCTACCGCAGCACCGACGCAGCCTTCCTCTAAAGCTGCACGCAGGCACTCTACCGCCCCATGTCCATAAGCATTTGCTTTGATTACAGCAAGCGCCGGTACGTTTTTTAAATGGCTGCGGATAACCCGCAGATTGTGACGAAACGCTCTTAAATCAATTTCCATGTATGATACCGGCATGTGGCTCCCTCCTTTTTAGTAAGTTCTTTTTATTTTAATGCAATAACTGTAAAAAGTAAAAACATTCACAAAATAAAACTGATAGGGATATTTCCCTGCCAACAGATTCAATCCAAAAGAAATTGTTCAAACACATAATTTCCAAGTGCCGCCCCTTTATAGGTCATTTGAATGTTCCCATTATTCAGGAAAATCATCTTTTCTTTCACCAGCTTTTTCACCACACTGCCATAAACTTCCATTATTTCTTTCCCATACCGCTGATAAAATTCCCTGCCATTGATGCCTTCTTTCATACGAAGTCCAAGAAATGCAAATTCTTCCATTTCTTCTTTTGGGGAAAGAGAAATTTTTTCTTCCACAGGCTCGTCTGCCACCAACCGCTCTTCATACAGCCTTAAGTTAGAAATATTTTCCCACCGTTCATGCCCAATGCGGGAACAGGCAGAGGGCCCCAACCCTAAATAGTCTTCTAATTTCCAATACTTCCTGTTATGGACAGATTGAAACCCTGTCCGCGCAAAACTGGAAATTTCATACCGCTCAAATCCGTAATGAGGAAGTATCCGACACATCGCCTGATACATTGCCCAACTGTCATTTTCTGACGGACGCGCCAGAATACCGCGCGACGCCATTTGGGAAAATCTCGTTCCTTCCTCCAAAATCAAACTATATACCGACATATGAGTAACCGGCAAGTGAACAGCATACTTTAATGTCTTTTCAAAATCATCCACTGTCTGCCCGGGAAGTTCGCACATCAAATCAATACTGATATTTCTAAAACCGAGTTTGAATGCCCGATTGACAGCTTTCTCTGCCTCAGCAGCCGTATGGCGGCGCCCAATTTTTACAAGAAGTTCATCACGATTAGTCTGTACCCCCACAGAAATACGATTGACCCCCTGTACCAAAGCATTTTTTAAATATGATTCCGTCATATCGCAAGGATTCATTTCCATCGTAATTTCTGCATTCTCATAGATATGAAAATATCGGTGCAATGCTTCTATAATGCTTTTTAATTGATTTCCGGACAACACGGAGGGTGTCCCTCCGCCTAAATAAACCGTATCACAAAGTTTATCCTCAAAAAGTTTGCTTTTATTTTCCATTTCCTGCGCCAATGCATCAAGGAAACTATCTGTCAATTTACTGCCTACAGAATAAAAGCCGCAATAATGACAGCGGCTTCGGCAGAATGGAATATGTAAGTAAAGGCCAAGCGTTTTGGAATCAGTCATCTTTTAATACCGCCATGAAGGCTTCCTGGGGAATTTCTACGCTTCCCACCTGTTTCATACGCTTTTTCCCCGCCTTCTGTTTTTCCAGAAGCTTTTTCTTCCGGCTTACGTCACCGCCATAGCATTTGGCGAGGACATCTTTTTTATAAGCTTTAATCGTTTCTCTTGCAATAATCTTACTTCCTACCGCTGCCTGGATCGGCACCTCAAACTGCTGGCGCGGAATAATGTCTTTCAAGCGGAGCGCCAATACTCTGCCACGGGATGCTGCATTGCTCTTGTGGACAATAATAGACAACGCGTCAATAAGATCCCCGTTCAGTAGAATGTCCAGTTTAACGGCATCTGTTTTTTGGTAACCGGAAATCTGGTAGTCCAAAGAAGCGTATCCCTTCGTTGCCGACTTCAACTTATCAAAGAAATCAAAAATAATTTCCGCCAACGGAATTTTATAAGATAAATCCACACGTGTTTCATCCAGATAAGTCATCGTCTGAAATTCACCACGACGATTTTGCACCAATTCCATTACATTACCCACCATGTCAGAAGGCACAAGTATTTCTACCTTGGCAATCGGTTCTTCTATATGCTCAATTTTTGTCATAGGCGGCAATTCCGCCGGATTATCCACGGCTATCATCTCCCCGTCTGTCTTGAATACATGATAGATAACCGACGGTGCCGTTGTAATCAATTTCAAATTATATTCCCGTTCCAGACGTTCCTGGATAACATCCATATGGAGCAGCCCGAGGAAACCGCAACGAAATCCGAAACCAAGTGCCTGTGACGTCTCCGGCACATATTCAAGCGCTGCATCATTGAGCTGCAACTTTTCCAATGCCATCTTCAGCTGATCATAATCTTTACTTTCAATAGGATAGAGGCCGCAGAAAACCATAGGCAGCGCCTTACGGTATCCGGGAAGAGGTTCTTTGGCACCATTTCCAGCGGATGTAATTGTGTCACCTACTGCACAGTCTCCTACATTTTTTATGCTCGCTGCTACATATCCCACAGATCCACAGGTCAAAGCAGCAGTAACTTTGGGAAGAGGCGTAAAGTATCCTACTTCTGTAACCGTATACACTTTCCCTGAAGACATCATCTTTATCTCCATACCTGGCCGGATCTCCCCATCCATAATACGGACATAAGCAATAGCACCTTTGTAAGGGTCGAAGATGGAATCAAAAATCAGACAGCGGAGCGGTTTATCGGAACGATCTTCCGGCGGCGGAACTAATTCCACAATCCGCTCCAGCACATTCTCTACATTAAGACCGGTTTTAGCACTTACCGGAACCGCTTCTGACATATCCAGCCCGATAACATTTTCCACTTCTTTCTTTACCCGTTCCACATCGGCACTGGGTAAATCAATTTTATTAACAACCGGGATAATTTCCAAATTATTATCAAGCGCCAGATATACATTGGCCAAAGTCTGCGCCTGTACGCCCTGTGTCGCATCAATGATAAGAATGGCTCCCTCACAGGCAGAAAGGCTTCGAGACACTTCATAGTTGAAGTCTACATGCCCCGGAGTATCAATGAGATTCAGCTCATACATTTCTCCATTTTTATATTTGTACATTAAACGGGCAGACTGCTCTTTAATCGTGATACCTCTTTCCCGTTCCAGTTCCATTGTATCCAGTATCTGCGCTTCCATATCGCGCTTCTGCACGGTTCCCGTCATCTCAATAAGACGATCCGCCAGTGTAGACTTGCCGTGATCAATGTGGGCAATAATAGAAAAATTCCTGATATGGTTCGTATCCATAGTCTCTCCTGCATGGTTATTTATCGACAATTATTCGTATTTCATTCAGTACACATTATAGCAGAACCTCAAAGCGGGGAAAACTAATTTCCATGCCATTTTCTCATGACCGGCATAAGAATAGCAAGTAAAACCATAATGATCCCTGTTCCTTCAAACAAACCGAACGTCGTTCCAAAAAGGAAATAGGATGCGATGACAGAAACGGCCGGTTCCACGGTCGCGGTCACTGACGCCTGCTCCTCAGTCAACCAGGCAAGTCCGGCATTATAGCAAATGAAAGCGATAACCGTACCGCAAATAATAATCATAAATATATCAAAAAGTACATCATCATGAAAAAACGTGCCTAAATCAGTAACAGGATCAGCCATATACCCCATTATACCGCCGAAAAGCATGCCGAACATAAGAAGAAATGAATTATCCAGTGTCATCATCAATTGTTTTGGATAAATGGAACAAAAAGCATAAAATACAGCGGACAAAACACTGTAATAGATACATTCCGCAGGAACAGACAATGTCCGGGGATCTCCCCCTGTCGCCAGAAGAAATACACCTCCTACCGCCAGCACTACAGCAAACATGTCACCCATCCCCGGTACCTTTTTTCTTCGCAGAGCCACCCAGCAGATAACAAGTGCGGGGCATATATACTGAATCACCGTAGCCACAGCCGCGTTTCCCGCACCAATTCCCGCAAAATAAGTATGCTGCATAAGCATGAGCCCCAGACCGTAAAAAATAAGTTTGATCCATAATGTAGGATATTCCTTAAGTATCCGCATAGACCGCCCCAAGGTTCCCCGCATAAAAGCAATCACGAAAATAATAAGTGCCGTAGAAATCATACGGAAAACAGTCAGGTCCATAGCGGTATGATCATTATGTGCAAGAAAATGCTGGGCCGCAAGCCCGCTTCCCGCCCACATGGTTCCGGCAATTACCACTAAAAAAACTGCAAAGGATTTCATAGCGTCTCCTTGCGTATCAAACATACACGCACAAACTTATTTTTAAATTTATTCTTTAATTTTAACAAAAAACTGTTCCCCTGCAAGGATGTCAAGAAAACAGTTTCGGGTTATAGGACAGAACGTGTTGATGGCTGATCCCAAAAACAAGCAGGAAATGAATCGGATTTATATGATTCCGACCACACAATAGCATCTCCCCATGTGAAAATGGAATCCTCTAATTTGGCTCATTCATCCATGGCTTTATACAGTTTAGAAATACTTCTTTTAAAAAAATAACCCTATAACCTTCAAATAACCTTCAAAAGATGTTCTCCGCCTATCCCGGGTAACCCGTCCGTATAGGAAGCTCCGGCATATGAAAAAAGACACCTACATTTGTAAGTGTCTTTTCCTTTATCAGCAGCTTCCTATCCTCCCGGGCCGCTTCCGGCCAAGTACTTTCGGCGTTTGTGAGC